ATGCGTCAACCCTAGCAATAATATTGTTCAACTGTACATAATCGCCCACTTTGATTTCATCAATGCGTTTTTTACCATCATTCATTTCAATTAAAGTGTCACCTGTTAAACAACCGTGCGATGACCAGTCATGCAATGGCTTATCATAGAATATATTACGCTTCTCGTCATACTCGCGTCTGTAATTTCTAAGACATTCTACACCCTGCTGGACTTTTGGCATATTAAACCAACAGTTTGGCAATAGTCTACGCAATGCTTGTATACCATCGTCTATGCCAAGTCGTGGCGCAACGGTGCAAGATAACCCAGCTTCTTGTAGCACTTCTAGCCTGCTTCGCCCTGTCCCTAGTTCTCTGACTTGCACGTCAAAGGGCAAGATGTGTTCAGCTTTATGCCAGCCTCGCTCAGTTAGTTCACGTACATACCAATCAAGCCCCACCCCGTGGTTTTCGATAAAGTCCATGAATCTGTACTCTTGACCCGATACCTGGACAACCCAAATGGCGGTTGAATCACCCATGCCTAAGTCCCAGCTCGTGTATGTTCTGCATAGGTCATCGCGCACGATTTCTTTAAACCTACCCTGCTCTTCTAGGTCATTCATCAACTTGCCGTAGTAACTGCCCTCAATCGCTGCGTTAAATGAACACTCAAACTCTTGGTTGTACTTGTCATCACCCATCTCACGCTTGGCTGCTTCTAGCTCTTCTGTATCTAGTATGCCTGTTTCACTTGCTTTGAATTCGAGTAATGCCCAATCAGGCTCAACTTCTGCCCTATCGCGCAGTTCTTTAAAGTGATTCTGCCCCTTTGGTGTGCCAATAAATATTGCTCTCCCTTTGCGATCAGCTAGTGCAGGCCGGATAATCTCATTCCAAATCTTTGGGTTTTGATCTGCTATCTCATCTAGGACTACAAGATCAAAGTACTGCCCGCGCAATGAATCTGGGTTATCTGAACCAAATAACTGTATGCGCCTATCCCAAAAGTCTACCCGTAACTCGGCAATGTTAGCCACAGCACCAAGTGGTCTTGTGTAGTGTAGCAAGTAGTCCCAAGCGACACGTTTAGCTTGACCGTAAGTGGGCGCAATGTATGCCATTCTCGGGCGTTCTAACTCGCAATTGATTGACGCTTTAATTAACTCATTGATTGCGCTCACGGTTTTGCCCATACGCCGGTGAGCGACTACTACTGTAAACCGGTGCTTGTCCGCAGCGTTATGCATCTCAACCTGTGGTGTTCTAGGTTGGTACGGGATAATTATCTCTCTTACTGCCCCCATTTGACTATAAACGGTTGCCCGTCAGCTCCAGTTATTTCGTTAACCTGTGTTTCTTTCCAACCAGCTTGCGTCTTTAAATAAAAGATGGCTGCTGATACATTACCTGCTTGCGCCTGTGAAATAAGGTTTTTAGCTACATTTCCAATAGCTTTTGATTTGCCCCTTTTATAGGCTTCAGATACTTCAGGTTGCCTCTTTTCAATTTCTATAAGAGTTGTAAGGCTTATGCCAAAATAATCAGCCATTTGTGTTTTTGATAACACAGCAGCAAGTGACTCAACTTGGTTTATTTGCTTTTCATCAAACACTATTAATGGCTTACCGCCCCCTTCACCTTGTCTACCGTTCTTAGCCATTTGACACCTCTGTAAATGTTTTGCCATTTGTTTCTAATGTAGCCTGATTGCAGGTTTGGAGCGCACGGGTCGGAGTTACACCGCCCAGCACTGGATGGTATCCAGTGTCCTGTTCTTTCGTGCGCGTTGTTCTTTTTGGGTATGGCTTTGCAAGCGGTGCGATTTGCTCACGCATTGCATCATCAAGCGGCATGAGGTAACGAAGTTTTGCCGTGCCTTTAACTTTTTGTACGTCTGGGTGATTTTCCATGCCGCCATATAGATGACGGAACCCACGACCGTGCCATCTCTTGCCTTTGTAAATATATTCATCTGATACTTGAGAATATCCTGAAAACATCCAGCCGCCACCCTGATAAATCCCGCCGTAATGTCCCTGAGCCGGATCAGCAAAAGACACAACAAGTCGCAAACCTGGAAACTGTTTTCTCAACATCATTAAAGATATTGACACTATTCTCGTTACAGCGCTTTTATGCTTTGTCAGCGCAACTCGCACTAACTCGCACCCCTGCTCCATTTTTAAACCGTACTGTTTTACAAGGTCAGCAGTCGCGCCGACTCCAAATATCACGACACCAATAAACCTACCATCTTCCCAAACGCCAATTTTTGCAAGTTTGCTTTTGGGTATGCACTTTGAATAATGCCAATTCGTGCAGGCATACTTCGCAGCCTCATGCGTAGCCCAATCAATCTTTAGAACTGGCTTACTTGTGGAATTCATGGCTACATGCTGGGCAAATAATCGGGGCTTTTTCGTCTAGCTTTCCCTGCTCGCCCTCTGTGCCAGGCTCAAAGTCAGCACCTAGCCCCATAGATAGAGTTAACTCATTGACATCAAAACCTAGCATCTCTAAGTCAAAGCCTTCGTCATCTAGTGATTTTAACTCTAGCGATAACATTTCTGTATCCCACCCACTATTCATCGCCAGGCGGTTGTCCGCAAGAATGTATGCTTTTCTTTGTTTGTCGCTTAAGTGTGATAATTCAATGCAAGGTACGGTGTCAAGACCTAGCTTACGTGCTGCCATAAGTCTGCCATGGCCTGCAATGATTCCGTTTGTGCCGTCTACTAGTATTGGGTTAGTCCAACCAAATTCCTTAATGCTTGCGGCGATTTGTGCTACTTGTGTGTCACTATGCGTTCGAGCATTGTTTGCATAAGGTATTAAGTCCGCAATGGACTTATGTACTATTTCTTGCTTCATTTCGACTCCTATCGGGTCATCGAGTTAAGTTAATCTTAATTTCCAAGCAAACCATTAACAGGCAAGTCATTTATTAAACCTAATTTTTCTATTTCTTTGGCAGTAAGTAAATTACTTCCCCTTGACAATCTTAGCGCATTTATGTCACTAACTTTAGAACCATAAAAAATAGATTTCCGTTCTTGTTGTGGTTTTGATTTTGCACTTAAATTTATATCGTTTTGTTTTAACCAATCTTTTATGTCGCTTAAAGTGTTACCACTTGCCGGGTCAATAGATAATTTTTGTGTTGCGTCAGTATTGTTAGCATACCTATCACCATGGTTGGAAATTCTTACCTCGTAGCTTGCTATATTACCATCTGCATCTTCTGGTTTTTTAAAAGTTATATATCGTGAACCACTTACATTACTTGCACCTGAATTTGTATTTATTCCTAATTTATTAGCCCTGCCTTGTAAATAATCATATATTTTGTCTATTTCTTGTGATGTCTGTGGCAAAGTTTTATTCATTGAAGTTGATCGAATAGCTTTATTAGTTGCATTGCTTGGTACATCACGACCTAGCAAACCACTTTTCATTAATTCATCGTAGTTGATACCGTTCTCTTCTAGTATCTTAACCTGTTCAGGGTTAAACGTAACAAAGTTTGATGTGCCTTTGCCCGCACCGCGACTACTTTCATCTAAGTATCTAACACCTTTAACACCTTGCTCTGACAACAATCGTGACACATCTTTAGCGCCTTTTAGGTTGTCGCTTGTTGCTAAATTGCTATACATTCCACTCATGCTTGCTTGGTCTTTGTCTATATTCTTAAACCATGCCACATTATCAGGGTCAGCAATATTGACGTCTGAGTACAACTTATTGAATGCTGATTGTACCTCTGGCGTCTGTTGATTGAATGGCGTATCCCAATTAAGCATTTTAGGTATATCTGCGTCTGGTATGTCAACTTTGTAAAGATTGCCCTCACGAACCGTAAATTTTTTATCAAAGTCTTCTCCATACCCATTATTTTCCATTCTCAATTGCCTTTCAACTACATCTTTGTATTCAGGCGAATTAGAATCAATAATTTTTCCTGTTTTATTTTCAATATATGATGGTTCTTTTACCAACATATTTTTATATGCCCTTGCTACCTCTGGGTTCTCAGCAAAGTAAATACCATGCCCATAGGCTTGCGCCCCCTCGCCCGTTCCAACTTTATCAAGATTAAATTTGTCTACAACCTTGTTTGGCGTACCATGGAAAGCAGTTGCCCCAATAGCACCAGGCAACAACCCAAGGCTAGACAGTGCGTACTGTAGCGCAGCAGAGCCATAGTTCCCTGCCTCAAATTCTTTCTTGGCTTGCCCTACGCCTTCTATCGATTCTCCCGCACCTAGTGCATAGCCAGCAAATGGCGCAAAGTCAGCAATGCCGATACCGCCGGGCATAACGCTACTCTCGCCACCCAATAAATTCTGGGCTACCCTGCGTGAGTATCCCCTATCCATTCCTATGCTTTCTAGTAGCCCTTGTGTGGCGTCTGAGCCTTGCCTGCGAAATGATGGGTCATACGCAGTAACCTCGTCTTGCCGAGGCGTTAGTAATCCCTGCACAGCAGTCGGTTGATAAACAGGCTGTTGTGCAGGGAGTAACTGTTGCAAATACTCTTCTAGCGTCATGCTTATTTCTTTTTAGCAGTCTTTGCAGCAGTCTTAAAATCTTTAGCCGACGGTGCATTCTTGCTGCCTACTTTGTTCATTTTCTCGCCTGAACCCGCTTTTATGCGGTCTTTCTTTGCTTTAATGTTCGCATACAAACCTTTCATATGATCACCTTAATATTTTGTCTTTTTGTCCACAGGCATTTTGTCCGCAGGCTTTTTGCCCATTGGCTTTTTTCCAGCAGCTTTAACAGCCATTTTTACCCGCGTGCCGTTATCCGTACATTTCTTCATTTTAATCTCCTGTGGTTACTTACATTATCTCATAAATGTGTTATGTGCAGGTTGTTGTGCACACGTTCCCTGTGCAACAGGTTGAGCAAACAATAGTTTTTCCCCCAGCAAATATAACCTGAGTTGTGCAATATGCGAACGCACTTACTGAAAATGTCATAAGAATGATTGCTAATAATTTCTTCATTTTGGTTTCTCCGTTTGTAAATAAAATACTATTTGTTGTACTTCATCTCTTGTTTCTCTTACATGTAAAATTTGTGATTCATTTGATTTATAGCACCACCAACCCACTTTTGTAAACAAAAGATTGTTATCCTCTATATCCTCTTGAGTTATCTGAAATATCATTGTAATCAATCTGCAAGAGGCCGGTACAGGTTACGCACGCACCCAATGTGATTACGCGCAAATAAATCGAACTGGGCTTGCAATAGCTTGGCATCAATCGGGAAATTGACACACTCTTGCGTGTTGCATTCTCTGCACACAATTCGCTTATGAACAATATCAAAGTAAACTTTTTCTTTCATTTTTCCACCTTA